GATAAAAAGCAACATATTGCCTGTAGCATCAAAATAGGGCGTCATTGTTCCTTTGGTATTGTCCAGGACCAAAGCTTTAATTTCCTTGACTTGTGTTTTTAGTTTCAAAAATGACAACACTTTGTTTAAAAGTGAGGTCTCACCGGCATCAACAATGTAGAATTGCATGGCCACTTGGGTTTGCGAAAACTTGATGATGGTGGCATCCAACAGTTTTGAATCAATGCGATTTACTCTCCATATTTGTTTGACCAATTTTGACAAGTTGTTTTCCTCTGAAGGAATTAACGTGATGGGTTTTCCAATGACAAAAGCGGCCAAAGTTTCGACAATATTCTGGGCGTGATTAATGTAGATTTTAACCATTTTAGAAACTTTACCGGCTTCCAGAGTTTTATCTACCTGGATCTTTTCGAGCTGTCCTTCTCGTTGATCTCTGGCAAATTCTTTGTACTCTTTGACATAGTTTTCGATGTCGGTTGGTTTCTTGGTGCTTTGCGCCTTGATGGTTTCAATCGCTTTTTGCGGGTCTGATTGCAATAATTCCAGTATTTCTTCCATGATGAATATTTATTAATAGTTTAGTTTTCTGCTTTGTTCCTCTGTCATTTTAAAGACCGTTTCTCTTGGGCTATTGTGTGCGATGTGGCCATATCTAGCTGCATCCCAAATGTGATTCCATTTATCGATAGGCTGGTTGATCTGAAGACCTCCTATCTCTTTCATCTTGTAATTCTGTTGCTCTTTGAGAGCTTCTTTATACAGATGATTTTTGATAATGTGAACCTTCTTTTTTTTCATCGATGTAAGCCAAAACATCACCGATTTAGTTTTGCTGATTTTGTAAGCATTAACAAAACCCTCATCATTAAGGCCTCGGACCATCTCCACCGTTCCTTTGTTTTCTCCGGTGTATTTATCGGCAGAATCACAAGGAATAATATCTATGGCTTTATCAATTCCAAGGCTGTTCAATAATTCGGATAGTGCAGATGGCGTTTCTATCGGCTCATACGACAAAGGCTCTATCCAAATATTATATTCATCTTCGGCATATCGCACCAGCGTATTTGGATCTGTTGTAAATCCAAAGTCATTTGGATAAATAGGTGCTTTTTCTTCAGGAAATTTATCAAGCCAAAATACATTTGGAAATATTAATCCTTTCATTGCGCCTCGAAGTCCTAAACCGTATATTTTCCAGTAATCTTCGTCGGCCGTACCGTTAGTGATATTCGTTGGATGCGGTGGCGGTTGGTTCGTTTTGCTGATGGGTTCAACCTTTCCGGTTGCTTTGTTATAGCATTGTATCAAACTATCTTTGACAATGTATGAACCAGGCTTCCAAGGCTCGGTAATTATAATCTCATTCTTTTCTTGTGGTGAAATGAATTTATTATCATTGAATGTTGTTCGAAGGAAAGCAACGTCTGGACGGGTCAAAGCATTATCAAAAAACCAGTGATCTGTGAATGACGGGTTATAATCAGCCCACCAAAACTTTCTACAACGCATTACCACCTGACTGAAAACTGACTTTTTTATAAACATTACTTCATTGAAGAAAGCATAGTCGCAACCTCCACCGTGTTTTCCATCGCCAATGAAATGTATTTTTGATTTTCCTATCTTGAAAGCTTTTACTTCTTCGGCATCGTGGAATTTATTAGGAAGTCCGTAATCATCCAATCGCCTTTTGAAATCATCGTACAAAGTAGTCTTGAATTCGTTGTACGTTTCACGGTAAATATTGATCGTGCATCCGTTTGGTTCGAAGTAAAGGCAAAGCCAAATAATAATGTCCACACCGGACCAAGTTTTTCCGGAACGTGAGGAACCTTCTAAGCCAGCGCCACGATAACCAGAAACGAGCTCCATTTTTCCGTTTACCTCTTTGTATTCCTGACTTGAAATGGCATTATGAAGAAGCGTGTAGTTTGGATTTGTTTCTTCATTTAAAACACAAAGCCGTTTACGTGAAAAGTCGATGTCTCTTTCTTTCAAAAGAGTTTCGAGTTCTAACATTTCGGCATCGTTTAGCAATTGTTGTTTTTTATTTAGTACTGATATTATCTCTTTCTAAAATTATTTCTTGGCTTTGAAATGAATTTGCTTTGTACTTTTTCGTAAACAATAGTTTTTAAATCTTCTTGAAAAGACCTCAATTTTAAGGCTTCATCCCTGAAACAATCATCCATTGAAACAATTTTATCTGGAGTAATTTTTTTCAATTCATTTATAGAATCAATTGCATATTTAACTGATATTGCAGCATCATCAAAAGACATATTTAAACTAGCCATAGCCGAACCAATATCAGCAAAATCAACTCCAACTAACACAAGCCTTTCTTTTAAAGATTTTTGCATCAATGCGCGCTTTCCTTGTCTACAATGGCCAATTATAATAATCCCTCTTTCGCTTTCCATTACTCTACAACTTTGATTAATTTAAAATAGATCATGAAATTGATTTTGTCCTTGATGCTTTCTTGGGCTTTACGTCCAAATGCTCGTTTGTTTTGTTGCATCAATACAAACTGGTCAATGACTTTTTGTCGCTCGATTGGATCGTTGAGCTTGTGTTTTTCGATGATTCTTTTAACCTGTTCCTTTTGGGCACGTTTCCTGATCAGGTATTGAAACCGGATGGACAGATTCCGTTTGATGGCTTTTAGAATACTCATTTTACTTTGTTTAATTCGTAATCTATTTGAGCAGCAATCAAGGCGCCGGCTTTTGTAAGTTCCTTGATTCTGTCCTTTGGAGTCGGTTTCCAGAATTTTTCATCCCACGGCCACATAGCAGTAATAAAACTACTATATTCAGGATCTTCTATTGGTTCTGATTTTTTACCACGATAACCTTCATTTAAAGCATAACAAACGCCTGCTAAAGCTAATTGTTCACCTTTATACAAAAAATCATTGGTGTAATCATACCCTAATTCTTCTATTTGTCTTTTTCGCTCGATGGCGATTAATTCTACACCTTTGCTCATTTTATGCACGTTTTAAAATTTGTAATGGTTTATTCAATCCTAATGAAATAATCTTCATATCTCTGGCTTTGGCCGCTTCTCTATCATCATCAAAGCAACCACATAAATAAGTGATGCCTTTGTCTAATACTGTTGAAATCCATTTTGAAGCATCCCTATTCCAGCGAACGCCAACGTATTTCGAAACCCGATTGTTTGAAGTTCTGCCTTCTTTGATAAATTTTGTAGCCATTATAGTTCCGTGATTAATGATTGGACAAATACGTCCTGGTCTTTGAGCACAATCTTCATCCCGTCGTTTTCTTGGGATTCTGCAAAATCAAGTAAGGCGTAGCCAATAAGTGTTGGATCCACTGTTTCTTTGCCTTCAACAAATACACGTCCGTTTACGATTTCTATCATGGTTATTTTGGGGTTTTGGTTTAAAAATAAAAGCAATTCACATCTGGTTTTTTAAAAGGGGGTATTAATGAAAATTAAAAAACATTGCCACCTCCTAACGACATACGATCCAGATTCCCTACATCCCTATTTTTACCCAGTAATCGATGCAGCATTGAATGATTTAACGAGCCTTTCCAACCCGACTGGTTCAATGTCCCGACTAATCTCGGGATGAATTGCTTTTGTTTCAAATAACATTTTGTTGCGGATGTCGGACTCGAACCGATCTAATAGGTTATGAGCCTACTGTGCTAGCCATTACACTACACCGCGCTATTTCTATGGATAACCTATATCATTGTACTTTTGATAAAATCTACTTTTGCTATTCGCGAAATACCAATCATAAACCTTTCAGTTATCCTTCTCTCTGGTTTTGTGGAGAAGAACGGACTCGAACCGATATACCGAAGCACCAACAACTGCTCTACCATTTGAGCTACTTCCCCATTTAAAAAAGCCGTTCATTTACTGAAAGGCTTTTATACATTGAATTGACCTTTTTAACAGTCGTTCCTGATCTTGTTACAGGAACTTGTTTTACTGGTCTTAAAATTTAAATTGTAATTTGTAATCAATTTTTCTTTGTATGGAATATGCACAAAAGATAAATTTTCACTTCGCCATCCTACATCTGTGATGATTGCTAAGGATGGGTTTAAAGTTTTTTGATTGCTTTCAATGAAAATACATTGAGAAAAAGCCGCTTCAATCGGAACGGAAACAACTTGAAAAGTGTAATCTACATTTACAGCCTCAATGCTGACAGATTGATCTGCCGTGAGTACTGTTTTCTGTTTTTGGTCCGGTTTGCTTGTAGTTGCAAATGCCGTCAAACTAATCATCCCGATTAGCAAAATAAAGACCGAACGAATGTTCTTCATAACGATATCAAAAGTAACATATTTTACAATATAATTGCAAAATATGTTATTAATTAGTTAAAAAAAGTTAGATTAATTTTTGCGCTTTAGCTATAAGTGCCGCTATGCGTGCTTCACGCTCTTCGGAATTGGTTATTACCAAAGGATTTTCTTTGTCGCCCTGGATCATAATTTTAGTTACAGGATAGATTGCCTCTAACTTATTTATTTCCTTTTTGTAGTTCAAGAGAACAGCCATTCCTTGAGGAGTGTTTTTAAACTTGGCATCCATCGAACGAACATCTTGCTTTAGTTCTGCAATTTTTAATGATCGCTTTTGCTCGACGGTAGCTTCCTGTTCTTCATGCCAAATCTTGTAAGCTTTTTGAAGTAAAACTTTTGATTGCCTTCTCTTGATGTACTCGCCATCTTTATTTACAAACTGCTGCTCGATATTCTTTAAAATCAAATAATCGGGCACGCCATTGATTATCCACCCTTGAATGGTGAATACTCGTTTTTCGGTTTCTAATTTACTTGATCTAGAACCTGGCATATCGTTTATTGATTTGGGTACATTCGTTTAATAACCGCAATATGTCGGCTTAATTCTGTAATCCTATCCCGGAGTTTGATAGCTTCTTTTTCTCTCAAAATACGTATTTCGGCATCTTGCTCAGCAATTGGTTTTGGCTCATAAGCCAACAATGCTTTTTCGTTTATCGTTTTTTCTTCTTCTAGGTAGTCTAAAATGGAATCTCTCATTTCGATTAATATTTGGTAGTTTGTTTTTGCCATTTCTTCACTTAGTTTTGTTACGATGGCATAAATGTAAGCAAAACTGATATTAAACCCGTACAGTGACCGAAGCCACTATTTAAATTTCATAATTTATTATTGTTCTAAAAAGCGTAAATAGTATGTCCGTCCAATAACAATACTCTATTTCCGTGAATAGCAAAAACTTTGGTTTTGATTTCTATTTCTTCTCCTCTGTCTTCGACTGCATAAGTGATGTTATCTCCTTTTTTTAATTTTTCTAATAAATACATGGCTTGCTTGTTTTTAATTACAGAGCAATATTGGGTTGAATTTCGTACTGTTCCAAGTCATCACCCAAGTTTAATTCAGGATAGTTTTCTTTTATTTTCTTTGGATCACCTTTGTAGAACACCAATACATTCTGGTGCATTTTGCCTACTTTTCGGCCACCGTTGAACTGGCGACGAACACGAATGGCCAGAGAACCCACCACGTTTACCAATATAATTTCATTGTAGTACTTTGCTCCGGCTTCTTCAAAAGCCCGTACTGTATCGCCCACAAAGTTGTAATAAAATCCTTTTTTATCTCTAACATCACCCACAACAAAACAGGCGAAGCGATCATCTTTGAGTCGTGCAATTGATTTTTTGATGATACTGAAATAAGCATCTTTGAAGTCTGCATAATCCATATTGGACAAATCCTTTGGATCATCACTATATTTCTCTAAATCGGCATAAGGCGGACAGCTATACACAAAATCATAAGTACGTTTTTCGTCCATATCTTTTTCCAAGACATCATTACTATCGCCAGCGTGCCACATCACATTTTCTATATTCAAAACCTTGGCTTGTTTTCTGTTAGCATCACATTGATCTTCTCTCAAATCAATTCCCAAGTATTCATAACCAAGAACTCCGGCAACTATACCACGAACAGAACCACCGGCAAAAGGATCTAAAATAAAACCACCTTCAGGACAAAACCAACGATAGGAAAGCTCACAAAGAACTGGATCAAAAATACTGGCGCCTTCGTAAACGTGCATTCCTTTTTTCTTTGCATAGTCAAGGATTTCATCCCACTCGGGGTCACGTCCTAAGTTTTCACGCATTTTATTTCTAAGTTCATAGATTGCTGTTGATTGGCCACTTTTTGCGATTAGCTCAACATCTTCTCGGGTTTCTTGTGAGTTGAAACCAAGTGACAACCATTTGCGTTTTCTTTCTTGCCACACTCCAGAGCGTGTATCTAAAATTGAAAAAGGAGGAAATATAAAACTATCTTTTAACGAAGATGGAATGATCGGATTATTTTCGGAATCATTTTTATTCATCAAACCCTGGAAAGCAATTTCGTCAAAGTCTGCAATATTCAACATTGCTTGCATATCCGGAAAGTCTAAATCAAAATTATTAACGAAGTCGAACAATCCTTGCTGGGTAATTTTTGCGTAGTTACTAGAGTACACTAAAACCAATTCGGCTGCTTCTTTCATATTGGCACAATCAACAAAAGTGGCCGGCAGCAATTCCGGAACGGAACTACCGGACAATGATACTTTTTCTAAATCTAAAAACCTATGGCGACCATCAAGGCAATAGTTCACTCCATCGTTGTGCCATACCATAAACGGAGCAATGAATTGATATTTTAAAATGGATTCAACCAGCTTTTCAGCACCGTTATTAACCCATTCCTTGAAGTTTTCCTGTTGGATGAATTGAAGCTCACGCCAGTTGATTGGCTCTGTTTTTAGGATTCTGGAAGCTATAGTTTGTGACGTCATTTTTTTGAAATATTTTTCTTTGGTTACATTATACCACAAATGTAACAAAATATGTTATTACATTGCAAAATATGTTATAATAGAAAAGCCACTTGCAGTAAGTGGCTTTATCATAAATAACTGAATGTTAATGTATTAAATTTTTGGTCGAAGAAATATAATTACATCATTCCCTATTTGTATTGGGGTGGGGCTTTCACATCAAAACCAACTTTATGGCCTGTTTTAGATTATGACCATAATTTTTTAGCAGTTTCAAGGTTCTTTTCTGCTTCATTTACTGCTTTTTTAGCATAAGTAAGCGAATAAGAGTGTCGTCTTTCGTACTTTCCGGACTTCAATCCTTCGTGCTGTTCTTTGGCTGCTTCGACTTTGTATTCAAAATACTCCAGGCTTTCCGGCATTGAAAGATTTATGACGTTTGCTTTTCTTTCCCAGTATTCGGCTTTGCTTTCGTGTTGTTCTGCGATTTTGGTATTCTCTACAGATTTGGCCATTCTATTCCAATTACGGTCTATTAACGCTCTATGACGTTTTTCTGAATGATGGCCAATCTTAATTGGTTCTGCCAATGCTAGAAAATCTCTTCCTTCTTGAGACGCTTCAAAGTATTCAGTTGATTTGCTTTCTCGGGAATTTGCCCAGTTATGATAACGTTCTGCTTTGGCTTTTGCAAACTCCTGAACATTAAAACCGTCAGCTCTTACAATGGAATAGTAATAATGATCGTCCTTTCTTAACACAAGGTTAAAAACAATACATTCGTGTTCTTTTCCATATTTTGTTTCCAAGGTAATGGTTTCTCCTTTTTCGTGTCTTTCTGGACATTTTGCCACAAAAACATTAGCAGTAAATTTTGAGTAAGTGTTCATATTGATTATTTTTTACAGATTGTACATTTATAATTTTTGAATATTGTCATTGTGAAGCAATGTTTGCAGTATTTAAACATGGTTTTTTAGTTTTGAAGTTCATAATATCCGTTAATGTCGTAGGTAATCGACATTGATAAATCTTCTTCGAGTTGGTCGATGTTTTCCTCTTCTTCTTCAAATTCGTATGATCCGGTCCATGCGTTCCATTCGGCATGATAGGAAGAATTGTCTAATCTAAATTGAAGTAAGTTTGCATCAATCGTTGTGCGTGGAGTAAATAATAATAGTGCCATAGTATTGCTTTTTTTGTGTTTATCGTTAAGCAATATTAGGTTGAGATATTTTCACTGTCAAGGGAATCGGCCTTATTCTTCGAGTTAAAAAAGAGAAAGTTGGTCATAAATCTCTTTCTCTTTTTTGATTATTATTTCAAACAAATCAGGAAACATTACCATAAACCGGTTCATATAATTGATAACAGTTTCAGATAGTTTTTCAATGTCAATGAAATTTTGTTTTAATTGGATCTTTGGAATGCCATTTTCATAAATGACATTCGATTTCCGGCTGTAGGTGTTACTGAGATTAAGCATTGCTTTTGAGTTTTACAACATAGGAATTAAATCCACTGGCTATGTATGTTTTATTTGATATTGAAAGACAGTTTAATTTATACTCATCATCTATAAAATATTTATCTTGTAAAGTTTCAGATTCAACGTCTGATAATATTTCTAAATCCAGTCCGTTACCGATTATCCTACTGATGAAAACCAGGTCTTTTGCTTTTCTTTTCATAGTTTTACTTTTCTGATTCTCTAATTTCTTCAGCCTCTTGTGCCATAATCGGAGAAAGTTCCCTCCAACATTCTATACAAAATTTTTCACCTTCATCATCTTGTTCCATCGTTTCTGAGTCAAATTTGTTGCCACAACCGATGCATTCCACAATGTCGGTATCCGGAAACCAAAAAGATAGTTTCCCTTTTACGTTCAGGATTGGTTTTTCGTAAAGAACCGGATTGGCGAGTACCCAGTTGTAGATTGGTTTTTGACCGATAATTATATTAGTTCTGCCAACTTTTGTAACTCCTTCTGATTGTTCTGCCCAAATACTCGGATTATTGATAACACAATCAATGATGTCAACTTCGCCAATGATTGCAGATTTTAAAAAGAATTTGTTATGTTCTTCTTTTATAGAAACATCAACTTTTTTGTTAATTGCTTCCCATTGATTTACAGGAAAAGCCAAATTATTTCCTTTGAAAAATGGATAAATCTGACCTGAAGAGTGAATATATATTCTACCTCTGAAATGAGTTTTCCAAGTTCTGTTCTCGATGTCTTTAATTCCGTGAGCGATTAATGATGCCCAAGGCTGTTTGATTGATAGTGTTTTCATAATGTGTTTTATTAATTAAATTCAAGTCTCGTTTGATATTTTCCTGCGTAACCTTTGTCTTGGCACATTTTTATAAAAACTGGAGGCGTAACGGCTTTTAATTTTTGATCATCAATAATTAATCTTTCGATATCTCGATAATAGAAAACCAAAAATCTTTTGAATGCTGGCCTGAAATAGTAATTTATGTATTCTTCTATCTCTAAATCTGTCATTTCACGACTTTGAATATATTCCCAATTGTTTTCAACTCCGGTTCTTCTGGTCATAAATGGATCAGTATTTATAATTAATGCAATTTGCTTTTTTTGGCTGCTTTCTTTATTATAAAAACCATAGGTTACAGTGAATTTTTTATTTTTGATTTGCTTTTTTAGGAAGCTAAATTCCTCTGGATCAAAATCTATGTTTATGTCTTTTTCCCATAAATCATAGTATCGCTTTGTGTTTTCAGTCATTTAAAAATTATTTATACTCGAATGAAAATATAAAAAGTTGCCACGGTCAAACTGTATCTTTTTATCGTAAAAATCTTGAATGATTCTTGAAACAGTTTGATCTGACGTTCCTACTATTTGACCAATAACTTTCAATCTTCTATCGTCTGAACAAAAAAATAATTCCAAGACTCTCTGCTCTTGATTTCGTGATATTTCATTTAACATGGCAACTTCTTATTTTTGGTTTATATTTTTACCGGCATGGCCAGCATTAGAATTTCTTCGCCTTCTTCCAGACCGTCAATTGGTTTTAAGATTCCGGCACGCACTGGTGTTGACAGTTCCAGTTGAATCATTGTTGATTGTAAAGTGCCCAGCATTTCAGAAAGAAAACGGGAGTTAAACCCGATCTTGATGTCTTCTCCTTCGTAATTACACGTAAGGCGTTCATCCGCTTTGTTGGAGTAATCAATATCTTCAGCAAAAATGTTTAGTTCGGTTCCGGCAACTTTCAAAATAATTTGATGCGTAGTTTTATTGGAGAAAGTCGCCACGCGCTTTACCGATTGCAATAACAAACTTCTGTCAATGATCAACATACTGGGATTGTTTTTTGGAATAACCGCTTCGTAATTTGGATATTTGGCATCTATCAAACGGCAGGAAATAATATAGTTTTCAAAAGAAAAAACGGCATTCGAATTGTTGAATTCAATTGTCACGGCTTCGTCCAAGGTGCTCAATATTGCTTTTAAAACTCCTAACGGTTTCTTTGGCATAATGAAATTGGCATTTTCTGAAGCTTTCACATCTGATCGGGAATACTTGACCAATTTGTGAGCATCTGTGGCTGTAAAAATCAAACCTTCAGTTGAAAGTTGAAAATATACACCAGTCATCATTGGCCTCAAATCATCGGTTCCGGTGGCAAAAAGTGTTTTGCTGATGGCATTTGCTAATACTTTGGAAGGAATTACTGTTGATGATGGATTTTCCAATACAATGGCTTTTGGATATTCTTCTCCAAGGAAATAAGCAATTTCATATTGTCCAGAATTCGAACTGATTTCGATGGTGTTGTTCTCTTTGGTTGTAAAAACCAAAGGCTGCTCCGAGAATGTTTTCAAAACTTCAATCAAAAGTTTGGCTGGTATGGCCACGGATGCTTTGCCCTCAAAATCTACATCCATTGTGGTTGACATCGTGGTTTCCAGATCGGATGCCGTGATTTTCAATTGGCCGTTTTCGATTTCAAAAAGGAAGTTGTCCAGGATTGGCATTGTGTTACTATTGGAGATTACTCCACCTAAAAAATTGAGTTTCTTTAATAACTCCGTGCTGCTTAAAGTGATTTTCATAATTTTGTTTTTAATTGTTATGCCACTGCTTTTTCTTTGCTTTTTGGCCTTGTTTTGATTACTATTTTTCTAATTTTTTCCATATTTCGTTGGACTAAATCAATGATCTCATTGTGGTGTTCAGTTGACTCATTTTTCAAACCACGCGATTGTTCAATTTTTAGTTCCGGCAGCCTCAACTCAATTGTTTCGGCTCGTTTGCCATCTACTTTTGCTGAAAGGATCAATGATTTTTCCTTGAGATAATATTCGTTGGTGTAAACACAATGCTTGAGCTCGTCGCCTTCTTCCTTGAATTCTTCAATACTTTTGAGAACTGAAATGGATATATTTCCTTTCTTGAATTCCAAGTCGAAGAAATTTTTCCATCTTTCGACATAATCAGATATCGCTTTTTCTAGTTTTTGCTGGCGTCTGATTACTCTCAATTTTTCATTTTCTATTTCTTGAATCCTTAAAATCTCACGCTTTTTCTTCATCAATTTGTCGTGTTCTGCTTTCAGGTTCTTTGGGCAAACATAAACGGCATTACGCAAATCTTTTTTGAAATACCTCAGCAAGTCCAAATAGTCATACCAAATTCCGGCATCTTTGATTTTATACTTATTTCTGATTACAATTTTCACAGAATCCCAATAACTTTGGTGGCGACTGTCTTTGTAAACTCCAAAAAACAAAAGCTCTTTTTGATTGGCTTTTAATAGTGTTTCTATTTTTGGCGAATGTTCCAGTTTGTAAATTAGCAATCTATAATCGCAATGATGATTGAATTTTGTCAATCCATACTTTTCAAAACGAGGTAAGAACTCCGCTCCTGGACAATTGTAATCTGATGCAAATTTGTCATAATCCGTTTGTTGGTGATAGGGTCTGGAATTCTGCCTAACCTCATAATCTGACGAAGAAAAACCATCACCGGTCCAAGTGGTATTTCGTCCTACAATTACGCTTTTGTTTTTATCGTAATCTTTCCACTCTTCAAACAAGCTTCTGAAATTATACCTTGGTGGTTTATTTTTTGACATTAATTTCCAACAGGAGAAATATCTAAAAACTTGAAATCTATCAACTACTTGAACCACTGAATAAGAAATTACCTTTTCAAACAATCCGTTATTGATATTGATTTTCTTTAGTTTTTTGGCACACGAAGGGCAAGTAACTCCGATAACTTGCTCTTGCCAAACTTGCGCTGGCTTCCAGCTGTGATTACATTCCATACAAACTAAATTTTTGTAATGGGTTGTATAATAAAAATCGTGATTAGAAATCACATAATCCTCTTGCTCTCTTGGTTCAGAAAGTTCTTTATGAAGATTCCAAACTTCTACTTGTAATCTGGTTCTCGGCTTCATTAGGCAAATAGATCTATTTGTTCCGCTTCGGTTGCCGGTTTCTTTTTGGCTGCCTTTGCAACTAATTTTTCTTTTTGCTCCGATACTACTTTTTCGATTGCTTGATTTTTAGCATCCTGTAAATCTTCTTCCGATAGTTTAATCTTTTTAGAAAGGGTTTTCTTCGCTTCTACTTTTGCTTCCTCGATCAACAAATCCATTGCTTTTTCTTTGGCTAATGCTTTATCTTCTTCGGTCAATTCAACGCTATGATTGACGATTGCTTTTCCGGAGACTGGTTTGATGTTTTTGATGTCGTCTTCATCGTAGTAATGAACTGCCCAGCCAAATACCTCATCATCGGAATAACCGCCACAATCACCGTCCTTTGCGCACTTCATTACATAGCTGCAGCATTCGTCCAGATTTTTGTTTTCTTTTTGGTAGGTAACAGCGAAGAGTTCATCTTCAGATGCTCTTTTGTCAAGGTAAGCCTTGATGGTTTCTTTAAATGCGTTTGATGTTTTCATTTTACTCGTTTTTAAAATTTGATTGTTAATTAAAACGCAAATGAGCTATAAATTCCCAACGTCTCACTTTTGGTTCATTACAGCTCAATGCTATGCTTTAAGTTTCGTAATGTGAGACGGAAACTGTTTTGTAAATATATAAAATCAATAACATATTTTGCAAGTTTATAACCTAATATGTTATTGTTCTAAATAAGATATGGAGCTATAATCCCCAAATTAGCATCATTGCATCACGCTGCTCTTGATTGGTTCTTTCTTTTATTTTGGTAATCTGCTCAAAAAATTTTGAATCTGTTTTAGATTTCGTTGGTTTTACTTGTGTAAATGGTAGTTTCAAGAACTCGCACATTTCGCAAATTTTCTTAGCTATCTCGTGATTTGCTCCAACCCGCTCACTTATTTTTCCATTAAAAGCTGTGGAAGCTGCTGCTTTGAAATGCCTGTTTCCTCCGTTCAGAAATCCACATTCTACATACACCATCACCTCGTAATCTAAATATTCTGGTGTGTTTTTTATAAAATAAAGCATTTGCAAAAGCTCGAAAAACTTTAAATTTTTAAGCTGTATTTTTTTGCCTGATTTCAAGGCAAACCCAGATTTATCGGTGTCAGGATCTATGCCTATAAGTATTTTTCCCATAATTAAAAAATTGATTTTTCTTCAAAAGATTCGCATTTGTTTGGCATAGGTTCTTGTTCTTGAAAGGTTTCATATTTTTTATGAAGTCCTCTTTTTTCAATAGAAAAAGGAAACATTAATTTATCTAATTTTGAACATTTAAAAACTTTTACCATTTTATCTGTGTAATCAACTTCTCCATATCCGCAATACGTTTCAAAAGAAACTTCTTTTTGTATTTTTTCTAAATGTTCGCAAAAGTGACAGGCTTTTTTATTGGCTGGATTTTGATCGCATTTCAATTCGTGGTTGATCATTGCGTGTTTTCGCTTCAATTCTTTTTTACAAAAATCACATTTGTAAATGGTTACGTTTTCGATTGTTTTCATTTTGTAATAGAATTAAAATTTATAATCTCCTTTTATTACTAATCTTTTTTGTCTCAAGTAATTCAGAAAAGGTTGCATTTCGGTTTTCTTTTCCCAATCGATAATGGTATCTTCCAGCATTTGTCGGTCCATATTTTGAACCATTTCATCTATTTCCTGATGCATCTGTGCCTCTTTTTCCTTTCGTAATTTTTCAGCTTTTCTTTTTTCGTAGAACTGATGAACGGCATTGCTTCGAATATCATTTTCAGTTTGGGTGCTGCTGGTTTCTCTCTCTTTGATTCGCTCAAATTCAATGTATTTTTTTTCGAGATATTCCGGCATCCATTTTACAAGCACGTTTTGTCCATCAAGTTTGTAATCTTTACCGTCTCCCAGAATGCCTTGACGAACTTGTTTGAGCATCAACACAACGTCTTCGATAGTTTCATAAGGATATTTTTCGGCGATATCCGCTGCCAGCAAAGCTGACTGTGTTGCAGAAAGTGATTTTCCAACATTGAAATTTGCATTAAATCTGTTGAGCAAATAACAAATGGCGGTTATGGTGCCAATTTCTCCAACTGTTTTTTCTAGTTTTTTAAGTGTGGTACCGTCAATGGCTTTTATCAAACTTAGATTTTTCTCAAAAACAATTAATCCAACTTCGTTATTAGCCGCCAAACATTGCATTAACTGCATTGACTGCTGATTGCTTATGGTTAGCATCTGCTCTTTGTGAATTGAGACTTCGTACATTTTCTCTGTTTCCATAATTATCTTCTAAAATTTTTAAAAAATTGGCTGGTTTGAAAATCCAATCAAAACTAGCCGTCCAGTTATCTTTGTTGTCGCCCTGCAGAAATGGGGAATCTCTCGTTTTTTGAATTACGTTCTGAATTGATTCTTTGCCGTATTGTTTTTCCAACAGCTGAATTCTTTTTTTCCTGACATCTGACATTTTTTTTACTTCAGGTAAAAGCCCCCGGTTTGAATTAAAAAAAGAAAGAAGTTTATCAAAATCAATCTTGTGGGTTGGAAGTTGATTTGGAAAATCAACAACTCCGTTAGGAGTATATTTTTCTTTTGTTTTCTCTTCTATAATTTCCTCTTCTATACTATACTCTTCTTTTCTTTGCGGATAACTTCCGGCAATCTCCCGCGGATTGACCTCTTTTTTGGGGCAATCTCCCGCGGATTGACCTCTTTTTTGCCTTATTTTGTCCAATATGTCGGAGTATTGAAACATTTCTGTTTTTCTTTTTCGATAAGCATCTTGAATACTGTCGGCAAATTTTTGACTGTAAATCACTTTGTAATCATCAAAAAGAGCTTTGTCAATTGCTCCTAATTTTGCCAAATCATTTAAAATCGAAAGTGTTTTTTCTTCGTCAATTTTAAAAATAGAATTCAGAAACATTAAGGTCATTTCATCTGAAGCATCTATGTAATGATTATGGGCCTTTCCCAGCTGTTCTAATAGCTTAAACCAGGTTGCATACCCATCATTACCGTATTTTGTTTCTATGATGTGCATTTTGCGTCCGTGAGTACAATCGTGTGGAAAATAATCAACATCTTTTCTTTGTTCTCTAGCCATAATAATTTCTACTTTTTAAAAGGTACGTTTGTGAGTTGTCTTCCGTTGTTCCAGATGGCAAAACGACCTTCAGTATCAACTTCAATTTTCATTGTTTCAATCTTGCCAAATTGGTTGAGATTGCCTCCTAAATCTACCACCCACGCATTTTGTTTGTTGGGATGAATTCGCATGGCACG